ACTTAGTGAACATATCAGTTGCACCTTCCATTGATGTTAACTGTTTATGAGTCATTCCTTGTAAATCTGAAACAGTCGGCCATCGCATTTCTACTGAAACATTATCAGTTAAACTTATTGGGTTTTCAATTTTAGGTGACACCGGTACAGGTATTTTAGTAATATCAACCGAAAAATTATTTTCATGTTTACACGTTTCAAGTTCACATGGAAGTTTTAAATCAATTATTTCTCCAGAAGCCTTTGATCTTAATTGCATAAAAAGATATTCTATATCAAACATAGCTAATTTACTAACATTGATATCATCTATAATACACTCTTGTATTACTTGAGCTACTGCTCTTAAAATTTGGCTTTGATCTTTTGTTTCAAGTGCCATCATTAGTATCTTTTCTTCTTTTACAAGATACGGTCTATATTCAACTTCTTTACCTGATGACGGAATTGTCGTTAGGTATCTGGAAGTATTCAGTTTTGGTAATGCCATAATATTTTATTCTCCGATTATTATGATGAAATTAAGTCTAATGTATTTGTAATCTGTGGAAGCACAGAATCCTTTATTGACATTAAACTGTCAAGTGATGCGTCAAGTTCCATATATCTATCATATGCGAAATTAACACTCATTTCTTGGATACTAGTATCTTCACTAGTATCCAAATCTATAGCCGACATGTCTAATGGGTATGCATTTTCAAGTGTCACCCCAAAGACCGGCAAATTCTTTTGATTTAATTGTATAATTTGTATATCTGTACAATAATCTTTTTTATATCCAACTTTATATCCATCGGCATCAACTACACAACCAAGCCAATCTGCAAAATATCTACGGGCAAATCCGTCATTTGTTAAATAAAAACTCATTGCAACATCTCCATCAATAAAATCATATGGAATTTTCATTGATTGTTTACCAATTTGTTTATCTGTGGTTGATATATTTCTACCAGGAATATTTACAGATTTGGCCAATAATGTTATATCTCGTGGATCATTAAATATATTACCAATTCCACCACCAGATAATAATGTACCAAGTAATACAGATGGGTCTGTATTAATAAGAGATACTTTAGGAGCAGTCATTAAAATTAGAAATCTATTAGTAGGAGCAATTCCGCCCTTCTTACTGAGCATAGCTTTCATTGTGTCTATATTCATTAATTTACTCCGCTTGCATATGTTTTGCGTGAATAACGCCAAACTGTTTCTTTAGTTCTGTTGGTAAGAATATTGCTATTTCCCAATCAGTCATTGGTACTCTTACAAGATTTGTTTTAACATGAGGCATTAAATAATGTTTCCAACATGGTTCAAAATACCTAAATCTTTTTGCAGACATCAATAAATTTTTAGTAGCTTTACTTCTTAATCTTTTTAAACGCGTTGTATCATCCATTTTTTTAGTAGGTGATAACTTCATTAATTCATCTAAAAATTTGGCTCTTATGACCGGTGATAAGTAATGAAGATTTAATCCATAGAATCCACCAGGTGCTTCACCTACCACAATTGTTAAAGGAAATCTATCATAATATGGTAGTGTTGCTTTATGTTTTGGATTATAAAAATACATATACATGCTACCAATTGCAGTAGGTTTACCTAATTCTGCAACTGTGGCCTTATCTAATGCATCATCTTTTAAAACTCTTTGTGGTGATACTTTACCAAGTTTTGCAACATTTCTCCTGAACCATTTTTTTGCATCATCAGTACGCAATTGTACTTGCGATCGAGATGCTCCTGCTTGTAGTGTATCGAATAAACTTGCCATAGATCTATTTATATCAACCCTTCAGTAGTTTGATACCTAAATTCTTTAAAGTTTCTTCTGTCCATATCTGAAATTTCCATTCTTTTTGTTCTGCAAATTTCTGAGCAGCTTTCCACTTATTTGTATTTGTAATATATGTTGTAACTTCTTTAACATATTTCTTTGTTTTTCTAGAAGGTTTCTTAGGTGGGATAGTTTGTTTCTTTGGTTTAATTTCAACTAAAAATACTTCATCGTTTTCCATTACAATAAGTAGATCAACAAAATATCGATGTAATCTTCCATCTACTGTAGACATATAAGGAATTACGATCTCTTCTGAATTCCAACCACGTACTTGTGGATTAGATTCACACCATTTGAAAGCCTGCCGTTCCCATAAAGATCTATATACAACTGTTTTGGGATCTCCAATGTACTTTGATTTGTTTTTTATTGTGTATTTGCCTTTGTAACTCATATAAATAGTACCATACGTTAAATAATATAATTCTATTTATATAAGTAAAATAGGTACTAAATATGGCAAAATCACCAATTCTTACATATCCACACACATTACGTGCTGATGCTGAAGCCGGAACTCAACCCTTTATGAGTTTCCAGTTAAAACAGCAAAACCAAGCCGAACTTGGAGATATGATATTTCTTTATCTCCCAGCTAATTTATCATCTTCAGATGGAGCATCATATACTGGTGCAGAGTTAGGTGCAGGAAGACAAGTTAAAGCAGTTCGCGATGAAGGTAAAGGCAAAGCAGTTTCAACAAAAGAAGATCTTGCTGCTGTTATGTTATCTAAATTTAAATTAGGAGGAGAGGCCATGGCAGCCGTTGCAGTAGAAGCTTCAATCAAATCTGGAATAGCTCTTAATCCATTTACAAATATGACCTTTGAATCAATGTCACCAAGAACTTGGTCCTTTGAATTTAAAATGATATCAGAATCTGCAGAAGAGGCTGAATCAATTAGAAATATCGAGAATTTCTTTCGAAAGAATATGTATCCAGAAAAAGCAGGGGCTCTGTCTTTAAAATATCCTCCACAAGTTCGAACACAATTTTGGGATGGAGAATCAGAATCACGATTCTTACCTATGATTATGGATTCTTATATACAAACTTTAGACGTTACGTGGAATGAATCTAATCAAATGTTTCATGCTGATGGTGCACCAATAGAAACAACAATGACACTTTCTTTAGCAGAAAATAGATCTCTTACTCGCGGAGATCTTTATGGTAATGATTTAGAATATAATAGAGGTGGAAGAGATAATATGGCATCAGATATAGACGATAAGACAACGGTCGAATCTTTAGGCAAAACTAACAGTACTCCTCTGCCACATGATCAAGGCAATCAGCCGATTGCTGGTGGAGGTTAAGGCTAATGTCATTTTTTAAACTATTTCCATCAACACAATATGATTTTAATCGCGATGGGGTGCTTCAAAACGTTATAGACATTTATAGATCTGTAAGGCCCGAAGGAACCTATATTGATAATGTAGCAGCATATAAAAATACTAGTATACAAAATGGAGAACGTCCTGATGTATTATCTTTAAGATTATACGGTACAACTGATTACTATTGGACATTTTTTGTAATCAACGAGCATCTTCATGATGGTTTATCTGTTTGGCCTATGTCACAAGAAGATCTTCAAGAATATTATGCGGCCGAATATAACGGTTATGCAGTATCTTCTAAAGGCGGTATCACGGCATTAGATAGAAATTCAGATTTGGCCATAACAGGATATCCTGATTCTCTTGCAGATAGATTTGTTGTTGGAGAAACAGTATATGGTGGTATATCTGGTGCAAAAGGTACACTCACTAAAAAAGATCTAGATTTAAATCAATTAATTATTCAAGATGTTACTCTTGGAACAGCAGGAATAGATCCTGCAACAGGAAATGCCAAGGCCTCTATTATTGGGGGTGGATTTCTTGGAGATCCTGATTTATCTTCAAATAGTTCAGAAACAATAATTGGTGGTACCAGTGGAGATTTTGTCGACACATATCGATCTTGGAAATACCGAGTGGCTCCACATCATTATTATTCAAAAAGCCTTTCAAATACTGATTCCTTTGGTAATGTATTATATAATGGAACAGAATCATCCCAGCGCCCAATAACGGCAGCAGAGAATATTCCAGGTGGAGAATCAATGAACAATGTGGCCTATATCACTAATCAGGCCCATTTAGAACAATTAAATTTTGATAGATCAACAATTAGAACTATCAGTTCACAATACATAGAACAATTTGTAGAAGACTTTGAAGAGCTAATCAATGCCTAAAACACAATCATTTGTAGCCGGCGACGGAACTTCTAATGCATTACCATCCGCATATGAGGTACGGGAATGCATAGTTTATGCCAATTCCGGTAAAGAATATAATATAACCGATCTGGTAGGAACAATATTAATACAAGAAGCATTAGGCCAGGAATCAATTGATGTAGAAATTGGTATAATAGATGCCATACAATTTTTGGAAAATGCCATAATTTCTGGTAATGAGAAAATATCTTTAAAAATTGTTCATAAATCCTTCAAAAAGGATGATAAAGAGAAGAAAAAATATGATCTGAAACTTCGGATATCTGAAATTTCAGGCTTTGTAAGATCAAAACCTGGTACTCAATCATATCATTTCATTTGTTTTTCTGAACATATGTATACCAATATAATTAAAAAGTTAATAAGACCGTTCGAGGGTAGTATTGGTTCTATTATATCAAATATTTGTAAGAGAGATCTTAAGATCGAGAAGATTGAAAAAATTAATACCGAAACAAAGGGTATTATAAAGGGTATTTTTCCGAGATTGGCTCCTATTGATGCAATTACCTGGTTAAATAGAAATGCCTTTGATGGTCAGACACCATTTTATTTCACCGACACCCTTGCAAAGGGAATAATATACGATTCATACAAATCTATTTGTGATTCTCCAGTCTTCAAAGAGTATACAATGGGTCTGATAGAAACAAAAACCGGTACAGAAGAACATTATGAGGCAATGAGTAAACAGGTTATAAAATTATCTTCGCCGATGCAAATGGCATCTATTGTTAATCTAAGTGAAGGTGCATATGCGAGTACCCTTCACACCTTGGATATGAGTACAAAGAAATATAATAAATTTTTCTTTGATTATAATGTAAAAAATCCAAAAATGTTAAATAAAAATAAACCATTCTCTGATAAAACAGAGATAGACGGAATAAAATATAATCAGACAAAGGATTCTAAACATTATTTTGTTTCGACCAATAAAAATTCTTTCGAAGGAGCATTCGATACATATCAGGACCCTTCGGTTCCTACAATATTAGAGGCCCAGGCCACAAATTCAAACATACAAACATCGGGTCAGACAATTACTGTTCTGGGAGATTTTGATATGACACCCGGAAAGAAAATAACCCTAGTTTTGCCTAAGAGTATGGGTATAGATGCCTCCGGAACTAAAGATAAAATCATAGGAGGTAATTATATTGTAACAGATATTACCCACCAATTCTATGAAGAGTATCAAATGGTTCTAGAAATTAAAAAGGATAGTTCTGTAATAGATATGAGTGGAGAATCATTATGAGAAAAATAGATCAATTTATGCATGGTGAATTCAATTGGTTTA